GGCTTGGCAGCGTCTGGCGGATGGTGTCCCTGACGACCGTGAGCACAATCTGGCTGCGCCCCGTAGCCTCGTCACCGAATGGCCGGCCCGCATAGTATTGGCTTGCGGTAATACGCTCGCGGCTTAGGTATTGGTCGTAGTTCTGCGCGATCTTGAAGTAATACCGCGCGACGGAAGTGATCTCCTCGTCCGTCTTGCCGAGACGTTCAAAGATGATCTCCTGTTGCCAGGATGCACCGTCTGGCTTGGCGGCGGGCCGCAACCCTGCCGCATACTTGCGAAGCTGTGCCGGCAGTTGGTCGTCAGTGTCTGTCTCCGCCTCGGTGTCCTTGGGCGGCAGCAGATAGGCCAGCACCTGCTCGGCGCCGAGCTGCATGCCGGCGGGACGCATGCCCTGCGGCACCAGTCCGGGGATCTGCGGCATCGGCGGTGGTCCGAACGACTGCGCCGACTGGCCAAGCAGACTGCCGGGCGGCATTGGCGGCGGTGGTGCTGGCAGCATGCCGCTCATGTTTCCCAATCCCCGAAACATACCTCGCGAACGTATCGCGCCGTCAGGCTCGCGCGCGGATCGCGGCGATCGCCTCCCGTTATCTGCTGCCATGTCTTGCCGTAGATGACAGCGCTAATCGCACCGATGCTGACGCCAAACCTGTCTGCCAACTGCTGAAGGGTTGCCGTGCTATCCCAAATCTCGCGCACCGCAGCTTCCGTCAATACGGCAACAGGGCTTTCCTCTCCTCGCTTTGACGGTGAGGTCATGCGACCCCGGTTGTAACCATCGAGGTTGTTGTCCCGGTATGTGCCCCAATACAGATGGTCAGGGTTCACGCACGACGTCACGTCGCAATGGTGGCACGCCAGCATGCCGGGGCTCGGCTGCGGCCGACCATGCAACTGCAACGACACATGCGACGCCGTTATATTGCGACCCTCTCGGCCGCCACTACCTATCAGGCCATAGCCGTCTGGCTGGCATGCGCCATCCCACAACCAGCAGCCACTATTCGGCTCCGGCGACACGAACTTCCAGAACCGCTGCTCCAGAGGAATGCGATGGTATACCCGAGGCATTAAATCTCCATTCCCTTTAAATCCATAGTCATTCCGCGACTATCAAATAACCCGGAACTCATTCCGCTTGCAATTCCTAATCCCGCCTCAGCGAACGTCAGGCATAGTGCATCTGCGAAGTCGGTACTTGGTAGGCCGCGTGCCCGCATCAGTTGCTTGGACTCCACTTGCAACCGGCCATCACTGAGGAACGCATAACGCGGCGACGCCAGATCCTCTCGCAGCCTGTCATGCCGTGGCAACCGCACATTGCGGCCTGATAACCATTCTCGTGCGCGCACCCAGAGTTCGTCTCTCAATCGCGCATAGCGTCCCGTCGTGCTGGGCACCTCGGCCACATTAAGTCCAAGGACAGGCACATTCTGCTCGTGCAAACGATCCACGACCCCGGCACCGATGCCGATCACATCCACCACGATCAGTGCTGGCTTGTTGGCTCCAGCGGCATCCCACTCAGCCTTAATAGCTCCGGCCAGCATCATGGTGTCGAACTGATGCCATGAGCGGGGCATCTCCTCGACTACCAGCCCACGCCGCTTGACCAATGTGCTGGCATCATTCCCGAACCTTGCAACATCACAACCCCAAATAGAGCTTGCGCTCATGTCGATTGGAATATCGCGTACCATAGCGCTGTCGATCAGGTCGGCGGGGATCAGCGTGTTGTCGTCCGCCGTGGGCCATTCACCCAAGCACCTTATGCGAAACGCATTGCTGTCACGCCCGTAACGCTCTGCAATCTCCTCGATGAACTTCGGATCAACGCGCGGGCTATCGAGCCCGCTCACCTTCATGCAATGCCATCGGTCACGCTCCATGGTCATCACACGCCAAAAATACCCGGTTGCCCTGGTCGGATTACCTATCAGGACGGTTATCGCCCCCGGCGTGCTCATGCTGCCGCTGGCAGCCTCGTAAACATTCTCCTCGATGCCAGATGCCTCATCACAAACCAGCAACACGTTGGCGCTGTGGACGCCTTGCAACGCCTCCGGCTGATCACGCCGACTGGTCCGGGCGCTGATAAAACACTCTGCATCAGCCTTTAAGCGTATGTGGTCCGCCTGCAAGTCCCATAGCTGGCGCCAGCCTGGAGGCAGTGATGAAAACCATTTCGTCGTCTCACTCCAGAGACTATCATACAGCTGCGGGGCGCTCGGCGCAGTGCAGACGCACTTGAACGGCGAGCGGGTGTTGCAAAACCAAACCATCAGCCAAGCTGCGAGCGCTGTCTTGCCACAACCGTGCGCGCTCCGGATGGCAATGCGCGTGTGGCCACGTGATATTGCCCGCAATGCCTCCAACTGCCAGGGATCAGGCTCGCAGTGTAAGACTTCGCGAACAAACGCCACGGGCGCTCGGGCGTATCTACCGATCGCTACATCGAACGGGTTGGCCGCCCTGGCAATGGCCTCGGCCCAGTCCGGCGGCAGGGTTTCAGCGTGGCTCACGGACGCGGGATCATCTCCATACGGTCGATTGCGGATGCATCACGACATTGCACGATGTTAGTGCCAGAAAATAACTGCATCGCAACGCTATTTTGTCGTTGACTGATCGCTGTCTGGCTTGGTAGATAGCGGAATGATCTATATGGCACGAGCCGGCGACGATGGTCCCGTCAAGATCGGCACCAGTCGTGATGCACAGAAGCGGCTGAGGTCGCTCAAGGGTGCAACCCATGTTCCGCTGTCCATCATCCGGCTATTAGATGGCAACCGGAAGGACGAGCGGGAGTTACACCGAGAGTTCCGCCATCTCCACATCCAGGGAGAGTGGTTCCGGTTTGACCCGCGCATGCTGGACATCGAGCTACGGGACATCATTCCCGTTCCGCCGCAGCATAAGCCGTCTCGGCTGACCAAGGCGGCCAAGGCTGCGATCATCATACCGGAGCATGCACCACCACACATCAAGCTGGGTCTGTGTCTGCAAGCCATGGGCTGGTCGCAGCGCGAACTCGTGAGACGGATAAGATGCGACACCAATCTGCCATTACGCTGGTTACGTGGAGAGACAGCAATCCCTCTTGCTATATCTAAGTGGTTGGAAACCCTAGCGAGGAACATACTAAATAATCCTTCACCAAATAATTGGCGCGATACTTAAAATCTCCTTGCAGTTCTGCCTCCGCAACGCTATTTTGTCGTTATCGAAACCGGAGACAGACAGTGATCATCGAGACCAGCAGCAACCAGCTTTATTCAGTCCGCGAGACTGGCGACGCGAACCTCGCCCATGTGTGGATTGGCATTGAAGTGAAGCGTTCCGGCGGAACGTTCGTTCCCAAGGCAAAGGCCCGCGAGATGCTCGTCCGCAAGGCTGCTTCCCGCATCATCAGCAAGGAGATCTGAGCCATGAAAGCCTTCCGCATCTTCCGCAACCACTACCTCTGCGACGCCTGCCCGAACGAATGGAGCGACGAGGCGATGGTCGTTGCGCCGGCTTATTGCCCGTGCTGCGATGCCAAGACCGAGCCTTACGACAGCACCGCGCTGCTCGAGGATGTCACTGTGACCGAGGAGATTGAGTGATGGACGAGGAGATGAAGCGCCATCTGGAAGCGATGGAAGGTCGCCTGATGGCCCGCATCAACGACGTGCTGTTGCGGCTGGTAGATGTGCGAGCCGATGTGCGCAACCTACGCAGCGAGCACAGCGTAACGCGAGACCTGGTGACAGCTTTGCCGGCAACGGTGCTCGGCGCGATTGAGAAGCCACTACTACAGCGCATCACGGACATTGAGACCCGCGTCACGAAACTAGAACCATGACCCCTGAGGAGTTCACCGCGGCGCTCGATGTGCTGGGCTGGTCAAAGCGAGAGTTGGTCCGGCACATCAAGTGCGACACCAACCTGCCGCTAGCATGGGAACGCGGTGAGGTTGAGATCCCGCCGCGCATTGAAGCATGGCTTACGAAGCTGGTGAAGTTTCATCTGAAACATCCGGCGCCGAAGAACTGGCGCCTGTCGTAGCTATTCCGTTGGCGTCGGCGCATCGAGCAGATTGGTTTCCTGCTGCGGCGCAGGCTCAACCTGGCCATCGATGAGCTTGCTGGACATCTCGCGAGCGGCGTTTAGGTGCAGCAGCAGCACGCCACCGACTTCGCCAGTATGCGCAGTCACCGCGAGGTCTGGAATTGTCTTGCGAAGTAACCCGAGCGCAGCCCGGACCTGATCCGATGACATACGCACGGAATCCGTTGTATCTAAAGCGAATGCGTTC